ATTGCTCGAGACATTATTATTAGTGGATGGCGGCCGGATTATATTGTAGGGATCACTAGAGGCGGGTGTTTACCGGCTGTGATGTTAAGTCATTATTTAGATATTCCATGCGAAACACTTAAAGTTAGTCTTCGAGATCATTCATCTACCGAAAGTAATACATGGATGGCCGAAGATGCTTTAGGGTCTCAATCGAGAGAAAGATTGGTCGCAGATGAAAACGATGTTGGTAGTATATTAGAAGCCGCTAGTGGATTATTAGAAGAAGGCGATAATTTTAAAAATATTCTAATTGTTGATGACATGAATGACAGCGGTGCTACTATCAATTGGATAATTCAAGATTGGCAGGCTAGTTGTTTCCCTCAAGATCCTAGTTGGGATGAAGTATGGAATGGCAATGTAAAATTTGCCGTATTGTTTGATAATTTAGGTTCTAACTGCAATGTTAAAATGGATTTTGTTGGGGAGGAAATTAACAAAGCAGAGAACGATGTATGGATTGATTTTCCTTATGAAGATTGGTGGACCAAATGAGTAAAATAAAAGTATATTGCACAGATAAAGATAGATTTGTCGATGCCGACATTCTTAATATTCGTGAAGGACAATTTGTAGAAATAGCTCTAAATACCGTCAAAGTTCGATTAAATTACAATAAGAACGATTATGTCGGTAGTATGGCTGGATTAGAATTTGTTCTCAAAGAAGATCAAATACCTCGAGATTATAGGGAATACACAAGATAATGTCTAGAAGTTTGTTCATAGGTGATAGTCATACATGCGGTTATTGGAGTCATCCTACGGAGAGAGGTCCAGGATCTTATACCTATTGGAACGACAATAATTATTCCGAATCGTATGCTAAACAAAATAATAAACCAACAGCTATCTATTCAATGGCGGGAGTAACTAATCGAGTTTATACCGATTGGTTGAAATCAATGTTTGAACAGTATGATGACATTGATGAGGTTTTTATTTGCCTTACAGCATTTAATAGATTTGTATTAGGGTTTGATGATAAATTAAGCGATGATGTTGCGTCAGTAGATCATTTTAGTAAAAAGATGGAAAGTTCAGATGGATTTATTGATCGGTATTCGGATCTAACAGTTTCTGATAAACATATACAGTTATTCAATAAACCTACGTATAAGGATTATGATCAATTTCCCGGAATTAATCTCGACATGGACCACGGGCTAACTATTCCAAACCTTAGAAAAAATACATTTATGCAGGTTAAATTGTTTTTTGAACTCAATACGTTTGTTGAAAAAAGAGATTTTTTATTAAATGTATACGCTTGGGATAACATCTGTGCAGATCACGGTGCTAAACTTTACCTATTTAATTTTACAGAACGTTTAAGATTTCCAAAATCTTTTGAATATTACGGAAAACTAAAAACAACAACCTTATCCCCGTTAACTGTTGAAAAATTCTTCAAAGACAAAAACATAGATCATAACAATTATCTTATAGAAGATAAAGAACACTACAACAAATTCTTTCATGATCTAATCGCTGAAAAATATATTCCATGGCTGAAAAATCTTTAAAATTATTAATCGCTGGTGATAGTTTTGCAGCCAAATGGCCAACTAAAGAGCTTAGTTGGGTAGATCTATTATCTAGGCATTATATCGTTACAAATATTGCACAAGCCGGTGTGGGCGAATATAAAATTCTCAAACAAATACAAAGTGTAGATCTAAAAGAATTTGACTGTATAATTGTAAATCATACCAGCCCTAGTAGAGTGCATACTCCACATCACCCTGTACATAGAGAAGGATTTCATAAAGATTGCGATTTAATAATTACGGATTTATTAGAACACAATTCTTTCTTTAATAAAAGTTTAAGAACAGCTAAAGATTGGTTTGAATACCATTATGACAACGATTATCAGATCACCGTGTATAATTTAATACGAAAAGAAATTAATGATCTAATCAACATTCCCTATATTGCTACCGGACATCTAAAGATTATTACCCAATTATCTATAGAAAAAAATTATGTAGATTTTAGTAACTTTTGGGCTTTAGAAAAAGGCGATATTAATCATTACAATGAATTTGGTAATAGATATGTGTATAAAAAGATAAACAAAAAATTGTGGGAAATAAATTGAACATTAGACGATTTGTTAGGATTCTCATTCTAGTTCTATTGTTTATAGCAGTTATTGTATATTACGAAACTCGAACAACAGTGTATGATTGCAGTATCGTCTCATCACAGGAAACTATTCCAAAAGAAGTACTAGACGAATGTGAAAAATTAAGACAAGAAGAACTAAACGAAATGATAGATTGGTACCACAACAACCGTGCTCTTATTAGAGTTTAGGTTGACTTTAATTAAAAACGAGTGTATAATAAATTATGAGCAAAATTAAAGTAGCAGAGTTATTTTATAGTATTCAAGGTGAAGGACGATATATGGGCGTTCCTTCGGTTTTCTTGCGTACTTTTGGTTGTAATTTTAAATGCTCCGGCTTTGGTATGCCAAAAGGAGAATTAAGTGAAGAATATCTTAACGTGGATCCAGCGCATTATACTGAATATGGAGGACTGCCTCTCGTTAGCACAGGGTGTGATAGTTACGCTAGTTGGGATCCTCGCTTTAAGCACCTTAGTCCCCTTATGGATACTGTTTCAATTGCCGATGCTATTGTGGATACGTTACCTTACAAAGAGTGGCGGGACGAACATCTGGTAATCACAGGTGGTGAGCCTTTGCTAGGTTGGCAACGTGCTTATCCAGACTTGCTTAATCATACTAAGATGGCGAGGTTGAAAGAGATTACCTTTGAAACAAATGGTACTCAAAAGCTAACAGATGAGTTCAAAGACTATCTAGTACAATGGCAAATGCCTAACTTGGAATTTAATAGAGAAGTTACATTTAGTGTTAGTGCTAAATTAAGTGTCAGTGGAGAACCTGCTAGTGAAGCAATTCGACCAGATATTGTATGTTCATATCAAGAACTTGGTCATACATATTTGAAGTTTGTAATTGCTACAGAAGACGATGCCGAAGAAGCATTAGAAGCAGTTGATATATACAGAGCAGAAGGATTTGACGGAAATGTTTATTTGATGCCTGTAGGTGGTGTTGAAAGTGTTTATACATTAAACAATAAACGTGTGGCAGAATTAGCAATGAAAATGGGCTTGCGTTATAGCGATAGACTACAAGTGCCGTTATTTAAAAACGCATGGGGAACATAATGAAACAGGTTATTAAAAAATTATTTGGTATCGATAAGGTTGAAAAAAATATCGCAATAGCAACTAAAAAATTAGAAGAAACAGAAGCACAATTAGCTAAGGCTAAAGAAGATACAGAATTAGTAACAATGAGTGAAAAAGATCGAGCTACCCGTAAAAAAGAACCGTGGGTTGGTGTGATTAATACACACGTAAACAAAGACAATGTTAGAAACGGATTCTTTGAACTTGATTGGAATATACACTTCGTTGAAAAATTAAAAAATGAAGGATATGGATTAGAAGGTGACCCGGAAGAAGAAATTATAGATCGCTGGTTCCGTGAATTATGCGCTAATGTAGTTGTTGATGGAGACTACGGTGGTGCTATTGTTGCCGCGGGTTCACTTGATATTAACGCTGTTAAGAAAACAAACGAATGACATATATTTTAGTAGACACAGCCAATACATTTTTCCGTGCCCGTCATGTTATTAACGGTGATGCCGATATTAAATTAGGTATGGCGTTTCATATTACATTAAACAGCATTCGTAAAGCATGGCAACAATTCAATGGTACTCATGTTATATTTTGTTTAGAAGGTCGTTCGTGGCGTAAAGATTTTTATACGCCCTATAAAGCACAACGAGCAGAAGCCCGTGCCGCACATACAGAAAGAGAAGCAGACGAAGAAAAAGTATTCTGGGAAGCCTTTGATACATTCAAAGAGTTTATCAAAGATAAAACTAATTGCACAGTATTGCAACATCCTCAACTAGAAGCAGACGATCTAATTGCTGGATGGATACAGAGTCATACTAATGATAATCATGTAATCATTTCAACAGATACTGACTTTGCTCAGCTAATTGCTCCTAATGTTAAACAGTATAATGGTGTAATGGAAACAACTATTACGCACGAAGGATATTTTGATGACAAAGGTAAATCTATCATCGATAAAAAAACAAAAGATCCAAAAGCAGCACCTAATCCAGAATGGCAATTGTTTGAAAAATGTATGAGGGGTGATACATCTGACAATGTGTTTAGTGCTTATCCGGGTGTGCGTACTAAAGGCACAAGCAAAAAGGTAGGTCTTACAGAAGCGTTTGAAGATCGAAATAATAAAGGCTTTAGTTGGAATAACTTAATGTTACAACGTTGGGTTGATCACGAAGGAAAAGAACATCGTGTTCTAGATGATTACGAACGTAATCGTAGATTAATTGATCTTAATCATCAGCCAACTGATATTAAAGAGATTATTAAAGAAACTATTAATGCAGGAACACTTGCTAATAAAAATATTAGTCAAGTTGGAATTAGATTGATGAAGTTCTGCCACTTATATGATCTAAAGAAAATTGCAGATCAAGCACAGAGTTACGCGGAGCCACTTAATGCGAGGTATATACAATGACAGAATTACATGCTAAACCAATTATAGAAAACAAATTTTGGATCGTTGAACAAGACGGAGAAAAAATTGCCACCCTTCGTAAAAATGAAGACAATCATTTTATTATGAGTAACGAAGACGGTGTTAAAGTTTACCCTAATAAAGAAAGTTTAACAAGACAATTTGGTAAAGATTTCTTTGTTGCTAAGATCGTTAAAGAAGCATACGATGCACTGCCCAACGAAGTTCATGGGTATGCTACTAGTGTAGAACCACATAATGCTATGTTTGACATACAGCGTAAATTACCCTTGTTTACCAAAAGCGGTGATTCAAAAAGTCTTTACTGCGCAGGTTACTATGTGATACGTTTTGAGAAAGGCTGGGTTAAATCATTCTGTCCTAAGCTGATCACTCTACAAAGATATGAATACAAAGGCCCATTCAGAACAGATTTAGAAATGAAACAGGTGCTATCCAATGTCAGCAAATAATCTACCTACTAATTTACCGTCAGTTGAAAGATTAATTCAGAGAGTTTCAGCTGCTGAAAAAGCTCAACAAAAGAATATTACCATTTCAATACAAGAAGTTAGAGAACTAACATCCGAATTAGCTATTATGACCAGCAAACTAGGTCGCACAGTGCAAGAAATACATCAAATGTTAGCTGAAATACGAGAATCCACTACGCAAATTGACGTTAAGTTCGACGGCGGCAGCTTCACTTAGGCATAAATATATACGTGGTTAATTAGGAAACACGTATAATGAGTAGACCAAAACCTAAAATATTGTTAGAGTATGCTAACAAGGAAAATTTTAAAGTAGAGCAGATACTAGATAGCGAAGCTATCTGGGCAGTATTCTATAAAGACCAACCATTTAATCTTAAAAGTGGCAGCTTAGTGGCCAGTTATCCAGGACCTAAATATAAAAAAGTATCATTTAGCAATCCAGGTCACGCATATAATCTTGCTAAAAAACTTAATAAGTTATTTAAAACAGAAGATTTCGCAGTATATAAGCTCACACAAGGCGAAAGGTTAGAATAATGGATCTTAAGGATACCTATACTACGGTATTCCTCAAAGCAGCAAATCAATCCGTAGACACAAATACCCTGAAGCAATATCGCAGTACTTGGTGGTGGAACGTTCGCGACAATATCAGCAGCGGGTTAAGACTGACCGAACCTGCTATGGACTTCATAGGAAAAGAAGCTCAAATTAAGACCTACAAAGTAGAGTTCCCCAAAGACTTTGCCATCACAGCTCAGATTCTCCTATGGTTAGAAAATAACATAGATGGTCCATATTATATCACTAAAAAATCAATAACTGTTTTAAAAGAAAAAGCAGCCTTCCAACTCTACATGTTTTCCGGCGATATTAAGAAGATGGGCTATAACAAAGCATTGGCCCGTAAATTTAGCCAAGAATCAGACGCTGAATAATAGTAGTATATAAATATTTTACTATAATTAATTTTATTAGTGCCATACCTAAGGAGATATAAATGACAGAAGAAGTACAAACTCAAGAACAACAAACAGCAGCAGAACCTGCTCCTGAAGCAGCAGCATCGGCACCTGATTTAAATATCAGCGACCTTGTTGCTCTAAAAAGCATTATCGATGTAGCATCACAGAGAGGAGCGTTTAAAGCTAACGAACTAGAGGCAGTTGGTAAAACTTACAACAAGTTAAACAACTTCTTAGAATCTGTAGCTAAAAAGGAGGCCTAAAATGGGTTCATTCAAACACGTAGGTAAGATTAAAAACACAGGAGTAAGAGTCCTTGTGGTTTTTAGAACTCTACCAGGCGAATCAGACAAAGCATTGGTATTACCAACAGCAACATTACCAGATGCATACCATAATTCAATTATGGAATTAGTTGAAACCGATCAAGCTCAACAATCATTCGAGTTTGGGGAATTAATGTTTGTAAGATTATTTCCAGACGGAAGACCAATGTTACAAGCAATGCAGTCAGATAATCGGTTACAGAAAGTTTCTACTAGTAATGTAATAATGACTCCTACAAACAACAATGAAGTTTCTTTGGATCAGTTGAATATTCTAATTTCTGAACAAAAAAATTGCACAGTTGACGAACTTTGTACTTTTGTTAAGGGTGCTTCAACAGAAAAACTTAAAACAACAGAAGTTACTGAAAAAGAAACATCG